AGCAAAAAAAAAAGATATGAAAAACGAAGTAGAAATGACAGAATGTACGGAATGTGAAAATGGAACTCAGCACCTCAGCAATTATGTAGCACAAATATGTGATTACTGCGAAGGAAGTGGAGAAGTAAAAACGGAAGAAAACTAAAAAAAAAGATTATGAAAAACGGAATGTACAAAAGTAAATTAGCAGAGTATTACATTAAAGACAACAAAATATTGATGCTAATGAAGGGCAGATTCTATAAGACAAGTGAAAGTTTTATGCAAGGAGAATACGTAGAGCCATTAACTGACGAACAGTTAGGTCAATTTGATGAAGCATACAAACAAGTTAAACATTGGTAATTAATAAACAAAAAAAACAGAAGATGAAAAAAGTAATGAAAAAATTAACGCAAGAACAAATTAATGATGATGTAATTTTCACATCAACTTTAAGCAAAGAAAGAACGGAGCAGTATGAAGACACAACGCATATAGTATATGACTCGATGGAAGATAAGTATGCAAGGATAGACAGATTACAAGATGATAGTTTCTTTAATCGAAGTCCGTATAATTTTAATATAATAAGAACAAGATAATATGCAGACATTCACGATAACAGAAAAAGCTATGAATAATATCGCATTTGAAAATATGATAAAAAAACAGAAAGGTTTTGAGTCATTCAATAAAGTAATAAAGCTAGTAAAAGAACACCCTAACGATGAAGATTTAGGTAAAAAAGTTAGGGAATTAATCAAAAACAAATAAGATGAAAGCAAAAGTAAAGACTTGGTTAGAAAATGTAGCCAATGGAAAAATCAGCAACTACACAGAAGAAGTGTTAAAATGTGTTGCAAGAAATGAAACAATAAGTATGAAAGATTTAAGAGAATGGTTAGCAATATCGCATCAGACTTTGACCTCCTGCTTGTCGAACCTTCACGATGAAGGATTGATAAAGGTAGTTGGACAAGAAAAGAAAGATAATAGGTATTACAGTATATACGCTTATATAAGCAACGAAAGTGAGAGGGAACATACAATTACACTCCGCAGGGTAGAAAAGTACATACAATGGCTTAAAAAGGCTGAAACCTATAAAGATTTGATGAGTGACAAAACCTATAACTCTATTAAAGACCAAACAAGACAATATACGTTTCCAAACTTTTAGAGAAATGAAAATAAAAAGAACAGTATATCCGAATGAAAAATTGACGTTCAATGAATGGATAGTTTATATATATAATGCAGTCAAAAAATCAAAAGTTAAGTAACTGAAAGTGTTGGTATTGAAGGTTATGTAATGTACTTTCAAAATAAAATACTTATATTTGCAAGACAAACAAAAAAACAGAATATGAAAGCAGAAACGAAAAGATTATCAATGTCTATCGAATATGGAGATAGAAACGGACTAGACAAAGCACTCAAACACTTTATGAATGCAGTCAAAAACAATCGGACAAATCACGAAAGAGTAACAGTATGTGAAGCATTGCTAGAATGGGAGAATGGAATAATTTCTCTACCGAACCACAGAGTTGAAAATAATGATGGAGTTAAGTATGTTATTATTCAGTCTAAAATGAATGAAATATGAGCAGGGACTTACCGTACTTTAAATTTTTTACAAGTGAATGGTTGAATGGAGATATTACTTTAGAAGATTATGAGTTACAAGGAATTTTTATAAACTTGTGTGCCTATTATTGGCATAAGGATGGAAACTTGGATATAGTTCAAGTCAAGAAAAAATTAAGAACAGATAGAATTTCAGAATTGATTGATATTGGATTGATAAAATTTGATAGAAAAAAAATATCAAAGCATCCTTTTTATCTTGATGATAATGAGAAATTGGTTATTGAGTTTTTAGATGAACAACTTTCTGAATTTTCAGTTAGAAAGAAACAGTTATCAGAAGCAGGGATAAAAGGTGCTAAACGTAAAAAAGAATTAGCCTTGAATAAGCAACCGTTTAACCACCCTTCAACAACTAGAGAAGATAAAGATAAAGAGAAAGAGAAAGATAAGAGTAATATAAGAGTAGATAATAGTAATAGTAAACCCAAAACACTTATAGAACGTAAAACGGCTTTTAAGGAAAGCCTAGCATCTCACAAAGATAAGTATGAATCTAAATTATTAAACGAATTTTATTCATATTGGACAGAACACGGAGAAGATGATAAAAAGATGAGGTATGAAAAACAAACTTCATTCTCGATAGATAGAAGATTAGGAACTTGGAAAACAAACGAAAAAAAATATGGACTTAAAGGCAATATTAAAGACAATAGAGCAACGACAACCAAAGCAGGAAGACAAGACTTCTCCTAAGTATGACAAGGTAAATTTAAGGCAGACGTTTATTCAAAGATTAAATAATCTGCATTTGAAAATGTCACACGGAAAACAAGGTTTGATTATGGACTCAGAAACCGAGAACGCTATAAATGTTATTTGTATGTATATCAACAAAGAGGTAGAGTTGGAAGACTTAGGATATTCATTACATAAGGGACTTTGGTTATGTGGTAATTTTGGAACGGGAAAAACGCAAATGATTTTAGCTTATAGAGAGATGATTAAAGATTGTGGTTTTGTATCTTGTAATGATATGAATATGAGGTTTATAAAAGTAGATGAGTTTAATGGTAAAGTACAAAGATTTGAAGGTATTAAGCACTTTGCTAATCAGAGAGATATGAAAGAAAAGATATTTGATGATTTGGGAGAAGAAGAAACCACAGTTATGGATTACGGAAATAAAATTTGCGTTATGGCTCACATCATTTCTGAGAGATATAAGGGACTTAAAGATGGGTGCATAACTCACGTAACAACTAATTTGTCAAGAAGCCAAATATCGGAAATTTATGGAGGACGTATAGAGTCAAGAATGAATGAAATGTTTAATGTTATTACGATTGGTTCAAAAATAGATTCAATAGATTACAGGAAATAACAGGAAAATACAGGAAAGAAATACAAGTAAGATTGGGAAAATTATGAAAAAAGTAAAAAACATTAAAGAATTAAATGTTACTCTTGAAAAATTATATAATAATGACTATCAAATCAATATTCATTTATCAGATAAACCATTTATATTTGATTTAGTTTTAAAAGATATTAGAGATAAAATTGACTGCAAGTTATCTTCATTTGGTGCAAATCTTTGGACAAGAACACAAGCAGGAATTGAATATAAAAAGTATTCAAGAATCCAAGACCTACAAACTGCATTAAAAAAAGAAATAAAACGAAAAATTAGAACAGATGGAGAAGTAACATTTAGTTTATCTTATGATATATCTTATCTATAAAGACAAAAAATATGAGCGAAAAAGATGTTGTTTATGCCCTTCAAATGTTGCATATAATACAATCCAAAAAAAATGCAATATTGTTTGCTGAATACTTAAATAAAGATTTTAATTGTTTAGCACAAAAAGAAAAAGAAAAAATTTATCAAAAATACTTAAATCACAATAAAGAAATAAAATAATATGCCTAAATGTAAAGAATGTGGAGAAAAGTATGAGCAATATGAGTTTAACAACAAGTGGTGCAAAAAGGTAGATTGTCAAACTGCTAAAGCAATGGATTATTTAGATAGAAAAAAAAAGAAGCAGAAGCAGAAGCAGAAGCAGGATTGGAAGCAGGAGAAAGAGAAACTTAGACCGTTTACTCACAGTAAAGAAAATAAAGCACATTTGCAGTCAGAGATTAATAAGTTGTCCAAGTTAATTGACAAGAAGTTTGAATATGTAACTTGTATTGATTGTGGTAAGTTGTTAGATAATATTGATGCAGGACATTATATTGCAGTAGGAGCAAATGCAACGTTGAGGTATAATTTGAATAATATTCATTCTCAAAATAGAGGGTGCAACAGAAATGAAAGGCAAGGAAGTAGAAGCACGGGATATTATAAAGGATTGGTAGAAAGATACGGAATGGAGTATGCAGAAATGGTAGATATTGAATTGCAAAATAAGTATAAGTATTTAGGATTGAAAGAACAAGAAATATACGATAAGTTGAAGGTAGTTAGAAACCTAGTGAAGACGTTTGATACATATAAGTTTGCCAATTCGTTAAAAGCAAGAGAAATGTTAAATAAGTTAATAGGAATATATGAATGATAGAAAAGTAGAAATACTGTACAGAACAACAAGATACGGAAGGTGGAATCACTTAGAAGTGGAAGTAAAAAAAGAAGTCGTAAATGTAAGAGATTACATAGATGAATATTTGAAAGAAAAAGAAGTTGCGTATTTACAGATGCAAGTAATTAAAGTTAGAGATATATGAGTGAGGTAACAGAAGAAGTTATGAAGGTTGTGGAATGGTATAAAGATTTGCCGAAAGACTATTCAAACATCACAGATATAATGTATGCAAGAAAAAAGTTAACGACTTATCAGTTCTATATGGCAGTAGAGTTAGGTAAGTTAAGAAAGTGTTGGAAGGAATGTGAGGTATCAACAGAAATGGTAAGAAGAAGGAAAGCAGTTGAGTTAATAGATGAAGGATTAGCAATGACGAAGGTTCAAGAAATTTCAAGGCAGGAAGCATTGTTAATGTTTGAAGCAGAAAAGGTAGCAGATATAGGATATCACAATATGAAGTTTATGTTGGATGCAACGCAAGAAGTAAGCAATTCGATGATGCAACACATCTCTCAGTTGAAAATAGAGCAAAAAAATATTGCTCCACAGACATAACAAAAACAATGTTTTAGAAAATACTTGAATTATTTAGCGAAAATAATTGCGAAAACGTATTGCCAATCTAATATAACTACTTAGATTTGCATAAACAAAAACAAAAAAAAACAGAAGATTATGAATTTAGAAAGTAAGATACAAGAAATAAAGAAAAGTGCTTCAAATGATATTTACTACGCACTTATAGGATATTATAAAGACCAAGAAAAAGAGATTAACAGTAATTACAATATGGGGTTGATAACCTTCAAAGAATTTCTGAATCAAGGAAAAGTTCTGCAAATACATTGTCTGAAAGTTCTAGAAAGCGAAAACATTGAAGACATAGCAAGATAAAAAAACAAACAAAATGAAAAACACAGTAACAACAGAATTTGAAGGAATATTAGAGGTAGTAAACCTAGAAGACCTCAAAGAATACTTACACGGAATTGCTGACACATCAAATGGAGCAGACGACTTTGTAGAAAAAGTTCAATACGGATTAACAGACGAAACTTCAAATATGTCACAAGAAGACCAATACACGTTAGAAGATTGGTACTATACAAACTACCTTAATAGATAATTAGTTGATTACAGAACGTAAAACAAACAAAAAACATAAGATATGAGAAGATACATATATAACGATACATTAAAAAAGTATTATGCAGGGTTCGGAAATAATGGAATGCCTACTTGGTCTGAGAAAATAAGACACGCTGAAACATTCTATTCGTTAGCAGATGCGGATGAATGGAAGTGGTTATGGGCGACTTGTGGAAGTATGAGAGTAATAACTGAAAGATAAAGATATGAAAAAATGAGTAGTAGGGTATTGCTAACAAATAAACAAACGAGGATTGGTATTCCAAGAACGGTGGCAAGTCGTTTAGCATTGGTTCGACTCCTGCCCTATTACTTATATTTAAACTAAAACAAAGATGAGTGAAAAAGATGTTGTGTACGCACTTCAAATGTTGCACGTAATACAGTCAAAGAAAAATGCAATAGCATTTGTAGAATACTTAGATAAAAAAAACAGTCGTTTCTGTTTGCTGAGTAAAGGAGAGCAAGAAAAGATATACAATGAATTTACGTTGCAAGAGTTTAGAAAAGAACAAAATGAAAATATAGATAGTAGTATTTTCAAAAAGTAAGAAAAATGAAAACAGATTATAGATTAAAAGACAAAGAGATGGACTTAAAAAACAGATTAGAGGTATTTGCAAAGTGGTTGTCAGACTATGAAGAAAATAGTTATGACTCTTACAGAGAAGGACAAATAGAAAGTATGATAAGATACGCACAAGATAGCACTATTCAAAAAGTAGGAGCAATGTTGCAAGAGATATTAGATTACGATGAAAATAGTGAAGAATGGTTTGAAGCAAAAATTGAAGCAAACGTAATTGATAAGAATAAATTGACTTATGATTGATGCGGTAATATTCAGTTGGGTATTAGGATTAGCGGTATGCCTTTATATATTGATTATAAAATTAATTGAAAAATAAATGAAAATAAATTAGGTTACTCCAATATAACTACTTAGATTTACAATAAATTAATAAACGTAAACAAAAAACAACAAAAATGACAGAAGCAAGATTTAAAAAACAGATTGAAGGAACTAAATTTCAAGAAGACTTAGGAAATGTTCTCAGAGTAAATGAATGTCAAGGGATGTCAAGGGCAGTATGGAATTTAATACTCTCAAAAAGAGATTGCAATTTATACGCAAAAGGAATCAAGCCTCACAGAATGTGGAAGATTTCAGATGTTAAATGGTACTTCGGAATAAAAGGAGGAGCGCAAAAGTGTGCTGAACAATTAGAGCAGTATTTAGAAATAGTTACACCAAAAAAAGCAAACAATGAGCAGTAAATTAACAGAAGCAATTCTCCAAGTAATGGGAGAGGTAAAAGGCATAGACAAATCTATGCAAGTTGGAACGGGAGCAATGCAGTATAAAGGAGTCCCCGACCAAGAGGTAAAAAAGATAATAGGTAGTTCGATGCAAAGACACGGATTAGTTATGTTGCCAATAAAGATAGAGCCAACAACAAGAATTGACAGATGGGAGCAGACAGACCAATGGGGAAAGAAGCAAAAGCAATCAGTTTTCACAGAAGTATTGGCGACATACAAGTTAATGCATATAAGTGGAGAGTCGATAGAAATAAGTGGATATGGACACGGAACAGATACACAAGATAAGGGAGCAGGGAAAGCAACAACTTATGCTCTAAAGTATGCGTTATTGTATGCATTCCTCGTCCCTACGGGAACAATAGATGATAGCGACACTATACACTCAAATGATACAGTTGTCCCTTCTAAGGAAGTTAAAGTACCGATTAACACTAAGGCAAAACTTCCAAAAGAAAGATTTGAAAACGCATTGAAGCAGATAGAACTTAATAAGTACGATGGAGATTCAATGAGAGCAACGTTTGAGTTAAGTAAACCGCAAGAGAAAACGTTAAATGAATTAGAAACAAAAATGACAGAAGATGAAAAAGAAAAGTAAGTACCTAAATGAAGAAGGAGAGTTTATCGTAAGATGTTCAGCCTTAGGAAGTGTAATGGCTTCTCCAAACAAAGCAGAATTATCAGTAGGAGCGAAGACCTACGTTAAGAATGCGTTCAAAGAAACCTATCTAGAATATGAAATATTCATAGAAAGTCCGAAATTCGATAAGGGAAATATGATGGAGGAAAAAGCAATCGAGTTAATATCCGAACTTTATAAAGAGCCGTATATTAAGAATGAAGTTGAAAGAACGAATGGCTTTATAAAAGGAACGTGTGATATATCATTTTTAAATAAGATTAGAGATGTTAAATGTCCTTGGAACAAATCTTCATATCCGTTAATACCCGAAGATGGAAAGAGTCCGATTTACGAATGGCAAGGTCGTGGCTATATGATGTTATGGAATAAAGATGAGTTCTATTTAGATTATTGTCTTATGGACACTCCTAGAGAATTGATACCTGCTTGGGAAGGAGAAGACTTACATACCGCAAGTGATTTACCGATAGAATTAAGAGTCACAACGTTGGCATACAAGAGAGATTTGGAGAAAGAACAACAAATCATTCAAAGAGTAAGAGGTTGTCGCTTATATTGGGACTTATTAAAAGAAAATTTTAACATAAAATAAAAATAGAAATATGAATAACGTAGAAGGAGTAATAATAGTAAAAAAAAATACAGTACAAATTTCAGATTCATTCTGTAAAAGAGAATTAGTTGTACAGACAGATGAAAAATATCCTCAAAAAATTCCGATTGAATTTACGCAAGATAAATGTGATTTGTTAGATACAGTTAAATTAGGAGATAGTGTTAGTGTATCAGTAAACTTAGGAGGTAGATTATGGTCGAACCCAAAAACGGGAGAAGATAAATATTTTCTGTCTTTGCACGGATGGAGAATAGAAAAGGCTAGTACTGAGCAAGGGAATATTAAGCAAGGAAATATTGAAAGAGCATTTCAAGAAGAAGCAATAAACGAAATGGACGAGGATGATGATTTGCCGTTCTAAAAAACAGATATATGATAAAGATAGATAAGGTACAAGATTTAAGAAATCTAGATAAAGCCGTAAGAAAAGTAATTGAAAAGAACCTAAAAGAAAAGAAGCAGACACCGACTGCATTTGCAAAGGAAGTTGGAATACATCCTTTACAAATGTTAAGGTATATAAACGACAAAAAGAATATGAGATTCGACACCTTGATGCAGATTGGCAAAAAGGCAAAAAAATAGAAATTGCACCTTAGGGTGCTTTTTTTTTGTAAAAAACTTTCGATTGTTAGAACCCTAAAAACAATGAAACAGAAAATACTTGAAAAAAAACTTTGTATTTTGTAGTGCTAACTAAATATAACTACTTAGATTTACATTCATAAACAAACAAACAAAAACAAAAAAGATGAAAACAACGACAACTTTTACCACACAATTTTTAAGAAGATTTGAAGATTTAATCTTTATTACTCAATTCAATGATGATTGGGAGAAAAAATGGGAAATTCTGACAGACCATAAAGGAGATGAATTTACAGACATAGATGAAGCAATCGAATTTATCAGAAAAGAAACGAATAACGATTGGGGAGTTGGACTATCAACTTTCAATCAAGCAAAGATTGAAAATGCAGAATGGAGTAACTTATAAAAAAAAGACAAGAAAATAAAAAAAAAAGATATGACAAAGAGCAAAGAAATATTCAATCAAGTTAGAGAACAGTACGAAGAATTTGAAAGAAAATTAAAGTCAGCAAGTGAATGGTCAAGAGAGTATATTGAAAAAGATAAACTAGGTTTTGAGCAAGATTTAATATCCATACAAGAGTGGTGGGAATTTCAAGAATGGAAAAAAGAAAAACAAAAGAAATGAATTTACCTAAGATAACGATTAAAATAAGCCGTTCTAAAGTACCCGAAGATGAAGTATATACTATCAATTCATCTAGGGATGCAAACAAGGTATTTAAGGCAATATTTGATGCAGATACTATTCTGTGGACAGAAGAAAGCGTTATACTCTGCTTAAACAGAAAGAATGACGTAATAGGTTATCACAAGTTAAGTAGTGGAGGAATGACGGGTACAGTAGTTGATAGTAGAGTGATATTTACGATAGCATTAAAAACGGGAGCTACTTCAATAATTTTGGCTCACAACCACCCAAGTGGAAATCTGAAACCAAGCGAAGCAGACAAGCGTTTGACAACTAAGATAAAAGAAGCAGGAAGACTGCTAGATATTGATTTGTTAGACCACTTAATTATAACAGATGAATCGTACTATTCACTTGCGGATAATGATGATATGTAAAATAAATTAAAAATAATTGCGAATATGTTTGGTTTAATTAATATAACTACTTAGATTTGCATAAACAAAAACAAACAAAAACAAATATAAGTTATGAAGACATTTTTAATCACATCAAAACAAGGAGTTTCAGAATGGATAACAGATTTCACAGAAGTTCAAATCTATATGAACAACCTACAAAGTAATGGAGTAAACAGAGCAAAAGTACAATGTTTTGAAGACAATGTATTAACACTTCAAATAAAGTATAAGTTTAATGGAGAGAGATGGAGAAAAGTAGTTACTCCAAAATAAATTAAAAATAAATGAAAATAAATTAGGTTTAACTAATATAACTACTTAGATTTACACTATCAAATTAAAACAAACAAAAAAAAACAGAAGTTATGAAAAACAAAGGCACACACACGGGTTCATTCAAAAGAGATTCAAACGGCATTATCACGAATGGATTATACTTCTTTTCCAAATGGGATAAAGAGATAGGAGAAAAAATCGTTATTGAAGATACAAAAACAATTATTGAAGTTATCGGATTAGATAGAAATGATACGATAGACCAAATGAACATCTTCATAAAAGAAAGTAATCACGCAAGAAGGTGTGGTAGAGTGTTAAACAAATAAGCAAATAAATAAATAAACAAATAAAAACAGAAGTTATGAAAATTACAAAAGCAGAAGCAATTAGTAAATTAGAAAATGGGTTCGGCTCAATTTACACGAAAGAAGAAGTTATCGAATTGATAACTCAAATTGAAGAAACGGACGAAGTAAAAATAGACATTGACGTAGCAAAACTGACAGAACTTATCTTAAATGAAATACTAGAAAATGACGACATAATTGATTTATCAAGTGCGGAATTAAGTATGGAATATGATAATACAGTCGAGTTAACAAATGCGAGTTTAGAAAGTCATCAAGTAGAAAGTAGTATTGATGAAGGAATTACTCAATACCTTGAAGGTTTAAGAGAAGAAAGAGAAGCTAACACAATTATTGTAAACAGATAGAAGTTATGAAAGTATATATAAAAGGAAGGTCAAAGAAAGAATTAAATGAAAGACTTGAAAATGGCTTTATGTTAATAGCAACAGAGTATAATATGTTTAATCCGTTAGGGTACGAAACATTCCATAGACTAGAAGACTTAAAAAACGGAACTGCAATCTCCATATTTGAGGAAAGACAACAAGGCAATCCGATAAGCAAAAGTTATGGACTTTGGGATAAAAAAAGAAATCAAATAGTATAAATTAACAAACAAAAAAACAGAAGTTATGAGTTACGCAAAACCAATATGGAATGATGTTACAAGTTGTGGATATTCAAAATCTCCGAGTTGGGGAGGAAAGAATAATGTAAAACAGACAACGTACACGGGAAGTTCTCCAAGCAATAGTCAAGAGTTAGCAAGTATAGAAATAAGTAGAAAGTTCTACATCAACTTTGTTGCCTTCAACTACTATGTAGATGGGAAGTTATATAAGCAAAATATCAACTTTAGAAATAAAGATAAAGCAGGAGAATTTATTCAGCAAAGAAAAAGTAATTTCTTAAACAGTATGAATGAAATGTCACACGCAATTAACAAGAAGTTGATTACAAATAAAAGTAAATAGATAATGAAGATAAGAATAATAGTAGCAGAAACAGAAAAATTGATTATGTTTGTAAAACTTAATATAGTTTCACTTCTGTTACTATGTTTTTGTTTGTTTGAAGGGAGGGCGTTGTTTCCCTCCCTTTTTTTAACTCAAATAAATTAATGATGAAGAAAACGAAAAGAAATACAAAAGAAAGATTAATGTTAGGATTAGGATTGTCAATATTGCCATTTGCATATACGTTATGGGTGGCTGATAGATTGATGTTTACTTTAATTCCACAGTCTGACCATAAAAAGTTAGATGATTGGTTAAGTAATAAGTCTGTTATCTTTGCCTTTACAAGAGTATTTACGGCAGTCCTTATAACTTATATCTCTAAGTGGATATTTGGCTTCTAAGGAAGTCCTAGACAATAAATAGGTAATAAAATACTTAGATTATTATGTGTATAATCCAAATAAAATACTTAGATTTACATACAGAACACAATGCGTGTGTAGCATAATTGACAATGTACTACATATTCCAATGAGGGAAAGGAGGTGCGAATCCTTCCACACGCTCTAATAAACAAACAACAAAACAGAAGATGAAAATTTACACTAGTTATTACGCTCAAATAAGAAATTTAAAAAAGGAAGGTATTACTCCGATTGCAATTTCTTTAGGCATTCCAAAATTTTTAAGAGGAGAAGATATGTCAAGGATATTCCTATTAGCACCAAGCAGGGATATGTTAGATTTGTCGTATGATATTTACAAAGAAAGATATATTGAAAGACTTGAAAAAGTTGATTGGAAATTAGTACACGATATGTTATCGGTTTATGAAGATAAACCCGTTGCTCTGTTATGTTACGAAGCATTAAAAACAGAAGGCGAGTTTTGTCACAGAACGATGTTGGCAGAATACATCAACAAAAATTATTCTTACGTTTTTGGACAAGTAACCGAATGGAAAAAAGAAGAAAAAGAAGTTTCACGACAAATAGGAATGTTCGATGATAAGTAGCAAAGAAAGTATGTTAGGAGATTGCCTAAGCACGGGTTGTGGTTGGAAGTGTTGCACGTATGGAGCAGAAGGCATATTGTTATTGCCTAAAGAATACGATAGGATTGAAGAAGGAAAAGCAGAACATCTTGAAATTGTTAATGATAATTATTTAGGAGGAAAAATAGTTAAGTGTATAGCAAAGAATACGGCAAATTGTGATAAAGGTTACAAGCCAATTCAATGTTCAGCATATCCGTTTTGGATAAGAGCAACGGATAACGATACAGATGTAGAAAATAGTCTGAGGTGTCCTATGCCTAAGAAGACAATGAGTAAGCATAAAGACAAAGCAGTACAGTTGATTAAAGAATATGCGAAAGGAGTAGATATAGCAGATTTTTTAAAAAAAGCAAAAGTTAAGAATTATGAAAAGCATTAAGCACGAAATACGTCAGTTGTCAATGTTGGATTGGAAGGAAGTTGTAATTCTAGAAAAAGAAGTTGCAAAGTTAGATGTTTCAATAGCAATAGAAAGTACAGAAGATGAAATTCATAAATGCTTATTGTCAAATTTAAGTAGTGGAATTTTTGTAGATGGAGAATTAGTTTGTTATGACTTAGCATATTATGATGATTATGAATGTATTGCTTATTCTGAAAAGTCTTATACAAAGGAGGAGCATAGAGGTAAGGGATATATGAGAATGACAATACAATGGTTGTTAGATAATGCAAAAGAAAGAGATTATGTATTTGCAATTTGTATGGTTTCTCCAACGAATATAGGAAGCACAAAAGTTGTAGAAAGATGTGGGTTTGTAAAAGTAGCAGAAAGAAATAATGTATATGGTTCTGTAAACAAAAGAGATGTGTTTGTATGCAAATTAACATAGAGGTAGAAAATATAGTTTCAAACGTTAAAGAAGCAGAAAATATTTGCCTAGATAGCGGAATAACAGTTGCCGTAATGGTAAAAGATTTTTATTCTAAACTGAGAATACAAGATAGAATTGAAAACAAAATATGGTCTTCTAAGGGAGTCAAAAATTCGTACAATTATATCTTATTCAAAAATAATATTTGGCGACACAAGGGAGGGTTAGTTACTACAATAGATGAGGTACAGAAATTATCTAAAAGTTGCAAAAGATATAAGCGTAAGTTTCAAGGCTTTGTTCCAATAAATATGTTTGATGATAGAGAAGGATTATCAATGTTCAATGCGATAAGACTAATAAGATTTGCTAAGTATTACGAAAATAAATACTTCACATTAAAAGCAGTTTCGTTTACGAATGGTTGTTTGAAAGATGATTTGTTCTCAGTAGATACGTTGCTAAAGTCAATATTGAAACTAAGACTGATTGGAGTAAATTACGTTAGTGTTGGAGGAAGTTACTATTTAGGTAAGTTGTTAAACGACAAACTGAAAAAAGCAATAGACGAGGTAAGAATAGGAGAATTTGTCTTATATGGAACAATTCCGTTTCACGATAAGAAAGATTATAAAATTGGATTGAATGCGTTAGATGTAGATATGGAGATAATTGCCATATATGAAGACAGAAAACAAGCCTTGTTAAAGGGTGGCTCTAGCGACCTTGATACAGATTTGTCAGAATTAGTCAGTAAGGGTTTTGAGTTTGTTTCAGTTTCAACAGAGTACACGATTGTGAAATATGAAAATAAGCCGTTATTAGGAGATACAGTAAAATTTATACCTAACTACCATTCAATGATAAAACTATTAAGATAAGATGAAGTATAAGGACAACAAGGATAGAACATTCGGTATGGAAATTGAGTTTGCCGATGGAGATAAAGAAAAGATTATACTTCCAAAAGGTTATGCGTGGACAGATAATGATTTGACTACAAGAATGATTAATAGTGATGGTAGTGTTGTAACTCACAAAGGAAATAGAGGTGGAGAAATTAATACTCGACCTTTCACAAGAAGCAAAGAAGATTTAAAAGAAATAGAAAACTTCATAAACCACTTAAAGGACTGTGGAGCAAACGCAATATGGAATACGGGTTTCGATTGCCATTTGTATGTTAAAGATTTAGGAGTAGAAGGTTTAAAGAAGATGTTTGAATTGTCTTACTATGTTGCACCTTATCTGAAAAAGATATTTGATATAGCAGAATGGTTTGAGAATAAATATGTTTGCCCTTCTCCAAGTTACGATTACGTAAAAAAAGTAAACAAAGCAGAAACGTTTGAAGATATTGTTAAAGCATTCTCAAATGCATCTCACAGAGGTAAAATTAGATTTTGTCCAATTAATCTTTGCCCGATTACTACATTAGGCACAATAGAGTTTAGATTGTTTAATACATCTTGGGACTTTAAAGAAAATTTAGAAACCATAAACTTTATGTATAAGTTCGTAGAGTATGCAATGAACCATAGTGTTGATGATTATAAAAAACTGAATAGTATTGAGAAGGTAGTAAAGACTTTTGATATTAACGTAGATAGAGTACCGAAAAGAACTAATCCGTTATTGTTTGCAGGAGAAATGACAGACTTTACAACAAGTCTAGGAAAACCCGAAAGAAAGAGTGCTAAAGTTCTAACTGAATTTGCTAAATGTGTAAAGGGTAAAAAGATACATTTAGTAAATAGTTTTTGGATGGATATTGAACAAGCGTTTAGCAATCAAAAAATAGAAGTTTACATTAAATGCGTATTTACATTTGCTTTATATGAAATAATAAAAATAGATAGGAAAATAGAGTGGACAAAAGAGTTTGAGTTTTTGAATAAGTATTCTGAAACAAAGCAAGGAAGAATGTCTTCTCTAATTATTTTTGATAAGATGAAAGGTATGCTATCAAATAGAAAAGATAGAAAAGAATACAATGCAAAAGTATGGAAAAACTATATTAATAGTGTAGAGAAGAAAATGGCAGAGTTAATGCCTAAGTGTGAAAAGATAATTGAAAGACTAAGTAAAGACAATATAACGTATAAGATAGGAGATGTTAGAGATGCAATTAAAGATTGGAAGAAAGGAGAAGTTGTAGTTTACCAATGCGAATTTAATAATGATATGAGAGCGTGTAGTAATGCTTTAATCAGATATAGTGATTGCACTTCATTTGATAGATTCCCAACAGATTATTATGAACTTGGTATTGAGGAAGTAGATTATGTTGTTTTCTCTAGACACTCAGCACTTGGATTAAAAAAAGTATTGAGAGATTTTAGAGCAATAATGTATAGCAATATTGATGAGAAACCTAAGTCTTATATGAACTATAAAAAGCTAAAGACACCAAAGTTTCAAAAATTGCCTATGGAACATCAAATAACGGCAGAGTCGAAAATGCAATTTATAAGAGCAAACTCACAAGAATTAGACTATCTGAGAATGATGTATTTAAAGAAAGACATTTTATTGGGTAGAGGTAGATTTAATTTTATTTGGTTTTTGGATGGATATTGTGTTGGAGCAATGATATTTGATTACGCAAAGGGAGCAAAAGCGGCAGGAGATATAATTTGGTTAAAGTCAGATTTCGTGGTAGATTCAAATGTCCCTAAGTTATCTAAATTGCTAATAATGGCAATGAAGAAAAAAGACTTTCAAAAAGAATTAGAGGTAAGGTACAAATCTACCATAGGAATTGTAACAACAAACGTATTTACAGATAAACCCATAAGTATGAAGTATAGAGGTATTTTTAAGTTAGATAAGCGACACAATGGTAAATTAACTTACAATACCACTCTAGGAATGTATAAGGACGATAAAGAACTAATTAAGGACTATTTAAGAAGGATATGAAGAAAAAAATTGAGATAATACAAGATGTTAATATTGGAGAAATAGAATTAGTAGAAACTAACGCTAATTTTATGACACAAGAAGTCTTCAATCAGTTAGTAGAAAACATAAAAAGAGATGGACAGTTGACAAGTACAATTTTCTGTATTCCTAAAGTAGAGGGAGAATACGGAAAGTATATTGTGATAAGTGGAAACCATAGACTTCAAGCAGCGAAAATGGCAGGACTATCAGCAGTACCAATTATGTTAGGACACGAATTGACAGAAGACCAAATACTAGGAATACAGATAAGCCATAATGAATTGCACGGAGAAGACGATGTAGAAGTTCTAAAACAGTTATTGGATAGAATTAACTCAGTAGATTATAAGACATATACGGGAGTAGATGAAAGTAAATTTGCAGAATTAGATAAGTTTGAATACGATATTGTTCAGCCAACAAATGATATTGTTACTATGAACTTTACCTTTGTTGATTCAGATTTGAGTACATTTGAGGAAATAATAGATGAGATAGAGGTAAATGGAGATATCGAAAATACAGTATTAATGCCGAAAGAAGTGTATGAAAAATTCCAAAAAACGATAAGCAAAGTACAGACTCAATTCAATTTTAAGGCTTATGGATTGTCTGTAATCAAAATGATGGAGTTGGCACGTAAACAATTGGATTATGAAAGCAAAGAAAAAGAAGACGTTAACTAAAGAGGAGAAAGAGTTAAAAGTCAAGCAGGAGAGGTTTCTGCAAGTATTTGAGAAGAAGTTATGCAATATCAAGGCTACTTGTTTAGCAGTCCAAATTAGCAGACAGACGTACTATAATTGGATGGACAAAGTTGACACCTTTAAAAAAGAGATTGCAGATGTTCAAGAAAGTTTCTTTGACGACCTCGAAACGAAGTTGTACAAGAAAGCAATAATTGATGAAGATAATACGATGTTGATATTCTTAGCAAAGACGAAAATGAAGCATAGAGGATATACTGAAAGAACAGAGATGGAAGACGTAAGCAAGAGAGAGCCAATACAAGTGAACATAGTTAGACCTAAGTAGAAATGCAAGTACAAGCAACCTGCAACTATTTAGCCATAGATGATGCTTATGAGGAAGATATTAGAGGTATAGTATTACCGGGTGGTACAAGGTCTTCTAAGACCATATCAGCATTGCAATGGATAATCCTTTATTGTATGAAAAACACGGGCAAGGAAATAGCAATTTGTAGAGATAGTTTGACTAATCTAAGAAGAACTGTGCTGAAAGATTTTGAAGCAATTTGTAGAGGGTATAATGATTATGATGCTTTGTACCCTCAAATGCATATGAATAAGTCAGAGTTTACAGTTAGGCTGAATGGAAATAACATCTCGTTTTTTGGATTGAATGATGATGCAATGCGTGTGTATGGTTATGCTTGTGATGTATTCTTTATCAATGAAGCAATCAATGTTCCTAAAAACGTATTCGACCAATTAGAGCAAAGATGTAGAGAGTTTTGGATATTAGATTGTAATCCTTCTGAGCCAAATAGTTGGGTGTATCAGTTAGATATGAGAGATGATGTGCAAGAGTTTAGAAGCACTTACTTAGACAATCCGTTCTTGCCCGAAACGATTATCAGAAAGATAACCTCTTATGAGCCAACAGAAAAGAATGATGAGCAGGGAACATCAGATGCAAGGAAGTGGTGTATATACGGAAAGGGAGAAATATATAAGGGCAGGGAGATAATCTTTAGCGAGTGGGATATGTTCAAAGATGAACCCGAAGGATATGACTATGTGTTTTATGGATTGGATTGGGGTTTCAACGATGCTTTAGCTTGTATCAAATTAGTTATCTCAGATAATGATTTATATGTTAGGGAGATAATCTACGGAAGTAATATAGATGATTTTCAAGATGTAATAGACGTTCTAATGAACGAACCGCTATTGGCACAACAAAAAACCTACATAGTTTGTGATACGTCAGAACCAAGAAGTATTCTTACTTTAGGAAAGGCAGGACTACCTGCAATGAAAACAAAGAAAGGAGGAGGAAGTATATTGGATGGAATTAGAAAAGTTAATCAGTACAATATTCACGTTCACGAAGATAGTGCTAACATTCAGAACGAGTTTAACAATTATAAGTTCAAGATAGACGATAGAACAGATACGATATTAGATGTTCCCGTTGATAAACATAATCACGCTTGTGATGCAATTAGATATCCTCTTATAACTTTTTTATAGATAGAAACCAAATTAGTTAGCGAATTTATATATATTTGTTGCAAATAGTTTAGAGTTATGGCTGAAAACATCATTAAGAGAGCGTTAAATAGTTTGCAATCCAAGAGTATTACTGTGAATGCTCCCGAAACTTTAGGCAATGATGGCTTCAATCTTATCGACTCTTTTTTTAGTTATTGGCTAGGAACGGGAGGAGGGTTTGCAAAATACACAAGAGCGTATGGAGATAATCCGCTAGTGTATATGATTGTAAAAAGAATAGCTTTTTCAAGTGCTTCAATCAAAAGAGTAAAGTATGATGAAGAAGGAGAAATGTCTGAAAACTCAGTTATATTAGACTTGTTAAGAAGACCAAATCAAGATGATGATGAGATAGAGTTTAGAGAAAAGATAAATGAATTACTACTTCTCACGGGTAATTGCTTTATTAGAATAGTTAGAGGAGAGGGAGGATTAGGAGTAGAGTTAGAAATACTTTTGACTCAGAGAGTAGAAATAGTTTGTAGTGAAACGACCAACTTAATATTGAGTTATCAGTACACGTTAGCAAATGGAAGAATGATACGTTATGAAGTAGATGATGTGTTACATATCAAAACCTCAAACGTTGTCAATATAGATGGAGTAGGAATGAAGTACGGATTGTCGCCACTTCAATCAGCGTGGATAGTTGTTGCAAGTTCAATGGAGAAGTTAAAGGCAGATGCTTCTATCTTCAAGAGTCGAGGAATTATAGGTATTTTGACTACTGATTCAGATACTCCAATGCTTGAACCCGAAAGAGCAAAGTTGCAGAAGCAGTTTGATAAAACGGCAGGAGGAGCAGAAAATTATAATAAGATTAACGTAAGTACAAGTAGGCTAAGATATTTGCAAACGGGAATGAGTCCAACAGACCTCCAACTGCTCGATGGTATATTGGCTTCACTTAGATTATTATGTGGAGTCTATGGTATGCCTAGCGTGTTATTTAATGATACTGCGAGTAGTACTTATAACAATGTTGCTACCGCTAAGAGAACTGCATATACAGACGTTTATATTCCTTTAGCAAACAAGGTAGATAAGGAATTGTCAAAGTGGCTATCGAAACAGTTAGGAGTAGAGGAATACATAGAGGTTGACCTTACTTCAATAGAGGAGATTAAAGCAAGTACAAATGAAGTGGCACAAGCATTGAATAATTCTCAGACAAATGTATCTAGTAAAGTTATGGAGAGTATGACTAGAGATGAAGTTAGGGAATTAGTTGGCTTAGATGAATTGGATGAAAGAGGAGAGGAGTTAGCAGGAGAAACAAGTGCGACAGTAACCATAGGGAGCAATGAAAAATAAACTGACCAAAGAGGAAGTGCAAAAGATGAAAGAAACTAAGGCACAGATAGTTAAGGAGAAAAAACCTATAAGAAAATGAATATAGAAGGAAAGCAGTTTGCTACAAAGAAAGAGTTGTTTGAGTACCTTCACGCTAATAAGAGTGAAATACTTGAAATGAAAAAGGCATCTAAAAAGATGTACGTAAGTACACCCGACCTTACTATATCTCAAAAGAGTACAATCAAGGCTCTAAGCACGTCCTCAGATAGTGATACAGACAGTTTAATCAAAAGAACAATAGTTGGAAATACGTATAATTGGTTAGATAGTCACGGAGATGTTCACGTTGGAAGTACATTCGGAAAGTCTTTAGGAGAAAGAGCAGGGAAGATATGGCACTTACACGACCACGAATATAAGTTAACTGCAAAGGTAGGAACACCGACCAAAGTTTGGGAGCAAGAAGTTAAGTGGACAGACTTAGGAGTAGATAAGGCAGGAAGCACTACTTCATTGTTTATGGAGTCAGACATTAAGAAGTCGATGAATGGACAGATATTCGCTGAGTATAAGTCGGGAGCAATAGACCAACATTCAGTTGGAATGTACTACGTCAAAATGGACTTAGCAATCAATGATTCTGAGTATGAGGAGGAGTTTAAGGTTTGGAATGATACCATAGGAAAGATTGGTAACAAATCTAAGGCAGAGGAAGCAGGGTTCTATTGGGCGGTAAAAGAAGCCAAATTAATTGAAATAAGTGCGGTATTAGAAGGTTCTAATGAATTAACACCTACTATACCCACAGAAGATATTGAGTCGCTTAAAAGCACTCATTTGAAAGAGCCGTTGAAAGACACTCTTAATAACGAAGAAAAAGGATTGGACAGAAGTTCAGTTCATTATTATTAATCATTAAAAAAGAAAGATATGCAAAACGCATTAAAGTTTATGACTTTCGCAGTATTCATTGAGAACAAAGGTATCTCAAATGAAGTATTTGAAGCAAAGTCGTCAGAAGAAAAAGTAGTTCTTTTAAAAGAGCATACAGAAGGTCAAGAAGCCTACATCAAGTCTATTGAGGAAGATGTAAATTCAAAAGTTTCTAAGGAAGAAATCACAGAGATGAAAAAAGACCTAGAAGTAGTTCGAAGTCGTGAGAATAAAGCCTTAACAGAAGCAGTTTCAAAACAAGGATTGGCGATTACTAAATTGCTTGACAACTTAAAAGGAGGAGGAGAACAGTTTGTTCAAAACGCTACTCAGCAAGTTAAAGCATTTATTAGTGATAATATTACTAAGATACAAGATATCAAAAATGCAGGTCACGGGTTTGTAGAAATGGAAGTTAAAGCACCAACTGATATTACTACGGGTTCAGCTACTAATCCCGATGGTATTCCCGAGTTAGTAGGAGTTCAAGTTGCACCGCCTTCAAATGTTAATTTCAGAAACGTAATTATTGATAGCGTTGTTAACTTGTTTAACACGAATCAAGCAGTTTACGCTTATACTGAAACTACTCCAAAAGATGGAGATTATTCGTTTGTTGCAGAAGGTGGATTGAAACCACAGATTGACTTCAAAGTAGAAACACGTTATGCAGAGCCTTGTAAAATAGCAGCACACGAAGTTTTAACTGAGGAAAGTGTTAAGGATATTCCTAACTTACAGTCTATTGCTACGAACTTTTTAAGAGCGAAGCACGACCTTAAACGTCAGAATGGATTATTGTTTGGAACGGGTGTTTCGCCACAATGTAAAGGAGCGACATTATTTGGACGACCTTTCGTTGCAGGAGCAATGGCAAACTCAGTTAGTAACACTAACTTTATGGACGTTGTAAATGCTTGTATCACGGATATATGGACTACGCATAACTACCAAGATGAATTGAATTATGTTGCAAATATTGTAATGATTAATCCCGTTGATTTTTTTACTGAATTAGTTTCAGCGAAGGACTTGGGTGGTTTACCGTTATACCCTTCTGCATCTTTATTCAATAGAGTTGTTATAGGTGGTGTTGCTATCATTCCAATGGAGGATATTCCTGCAGGAAAGATATTCGTAGCAGATATGTCTAAGTACAATGTTTCAAGTTACGTTGGTTACACAGTTAGAATTGGGTTTATAAACGACCAATTCATCACAAACAAATTTACGATTGTTGGGGAGTCTAGATTCCACGCATACGTGAAAAAGTTAGATGAACAAGCGTTTATTTACGATGATATTGCAACTGTTAAATTGGCTATTACGGCTTAATATTTGAGATATGGCAAAGAAGAAAACAGAGAAAGTACCTAGTGTAGCAACAATAACTACCAAATCGGCATCTACTAAAAAGGTAGCCGTAGAAAAAACTGCTAAGGTATCTGCAAACGGAATGGTAGATGTTGTTGTGAAAATTGCTAAGTTTGGCACATACAAAAAGGGAGATGTAATCAGTATGAATGATTCAACTGCCAAAGCGTGTGTAAAGAATGGAGCAGTAACATATAAGTAGAACATTAAAAGAGTAGAGATATGGGAATGATTCTAAGAATATCAGACTTTGAAGTAGGACGAACTAAGATAGCCTTGAACCCCGAGCAAGAAATTGATTTGGGTACGTATATAGATAGGGTAGAAAGTGAGTATTTACCGAAGTTGTTTGGACAAGAATTGTACCTCCTATTTGTAGCAGATTGGAATGCCCTTTTGGGTGTTCCTACTGCAACTCGATTTGTTACAGTATATGAGCCGTTTACCTTCCAAGATGAAAAGGTTATGATACAGTCGGAAGGAATGAAAGAGATGTTAAAGAACATCGTATATTACCTTTACATAAGGGACATTGTTACACGTACCTCTACTGTGGGATTAGAAATGGTCTTAGGAGAGAATACAGAAAGTGTAAGTGCTATTAAGCACGATGTTACTTCAAGGTATAACGAAGGTGTTGATACTTTCGATACGATTCAGTACTATATGAATAGATATGACGAGGATAATTACCCCGAATATTTTGGTGTTGTTATAAATTTTGCAAGTATATATTGATGAGCAGTAATCTAGTTGACATAGTAAGAGAGATAGTCAATAGTATTGACAGAAGACTTCCCGTTCTTTCACAAGTAGGGACTAGAATTAGATTGTGTAATACAATGCATATTACGATTGGAAAAATTATAACAGATGAGTTCGGATATGAGTTTAAGGTTGTTGCCTTTTCGTTCAATGAATGGATAGAAATAGAGCCTTATAATCATAGTACTCCATTTAGAGGAGATATTGTGATTGCTCCGAATATATTGTTTCTTCACGGAACTCCTTCAAGTACGAATAATGAGTATTTGGTAGTGAGTCAAAGGACTATGAATAAGACTCCATTTATTTGGTTGTTGGTTTCGTATGAATATGACAATTTGCCGTTGGATAGTTCAGTTGTTGCGAGTTATAATGCAAGATTGTTTTTTATGGATTGGGCGAATACTCCAAAGTGGAATAACGATAATCACAATGATTTGGTTATAAAGCCGATGGAAAACTTGTCTAATGAGTTTATAAAAGTAATTGAAAACAACTATACCTTTAAGCGGTTAAATGGCTTTACAAGGCGACCTAGACCAAGATTCGGGGTTGAAATAACCAATAAAGGAAGTGATAAAACAATTATACACGAAGATTTGAGTGGAATAGATTTATCTGTTACTCTAGAGATGTACGATACTTCAATATGTTGCTAAGAAAAATGAATAATTAATTAATATAAAAAAATAGAAAAATGGGACAAATAATATGCTCTTGTGGTAATCCAAGTATGCCGAATTTAGGCAGACCAGATTGCGTTATCGAAATGAAGGCTCTAGCCTTTCCAATCATTGTACCTCGTTACAAATCAGATGGTTCAACTAGAAACAGTCTTGACTTAACTTCTCTTACTTTAGGAGCAGATATTCAAGCATTAATTCAAACTTCAACGGCTTTGCTAGAGAGAATCTATCCTTTTCCAAGATGTGAAAATATCACTTTTGAAAGAACGGAAACTGTTTACGAAACTGCACCTTCAACACGAAAGTACAAGATTGCAGGAGTTGGTGGAGTTAGAACATTCAAATTTGAAACGTGGGGTAAAGATGCAGTACATCAAATTCTTAGAGAATTAAAGAAGATTGGTTGTTCTGATGTTGACTTCTATCTTGTAGATGTTGTAGGCTCTCTTTGGGGAATTAAAGACAACGAATTAGATACTGTAATGAGAGGTTATGAAATGGCTACTGAAACGTATGATTCGTTTAAGGAATATGCTACTGACACAACTACTCAGAAAGCAATGATTTCTTGGGACTTAAACAACTCAGAAAGTGAAGAAAATTCTTATGCTATTACTAGCGAAGAATTAGGTTACTCAGCTACGAGTTTAAGAGGAAATGTAAGTGGTATGCAAATCGTAACTCCATTGACAAACACAGTATTGACAAGTGAAGTTGTTGATGGGTTTGGAAGTGCAGTAGTACGTGACCATATCGTAGGATTAGTTCAAGCTAACTTTACAGTTGAAAACACAGATGTTCCTGCTGGAGATATTCTGTTAAATTCTGTTGAGAATCCTGATGGGACTTATACGCTTACTACGTCTGCTCAAACGGCAGGAGAAAACCATAAAGTAACTGTTATCAATGCTTCGGGTTATGACGTTGCAAACGGTACTTTCGTAGCACTACCTTAGTGTTATGAAGGTTATTTACTTAGGCGAAGAAAGATTCAATGCTGATTGGTTGAAAACCATAACAGAAAATCAAGCAGTAATGCATCTGAAAGGAGGACATAATGAAGGTCAAATTCGTAATGCGTGGAAACAAGCAAACGGGTTTAGTATGCCGAAATATGACTCTTTGAAAAAGCCTAAAGCAAAGAAGAAAAAGTGATTAGTAAATAGTCGTTTATTTTATTGGAAAGGGAATTGTTTAATCGCAGTTCCCTTTTTTTATTTAAGAGTATGTGGGGAGCAATAGAAAGAATAATAGCAAATGCAAAAACGTTGGACGAAAAAGAAGCGTGGTTAGAGGTTATTGACAAAGATGTTAAGGACGAGATAATACGATTGAACACGGAAGACCAAATGTATGAAGATGGAATAGATTCACTAAATAATAAATTAGGGGACTATTCGCCTTATACAGTTATGTTAAAGCGAAGAAAAGGACAGAAGACCTCACATATTACCTTGAAAGATACGGGTGCATTCTACGGAAGTTTTAAGGTAGAAGTAACTAGAACGGGAATTACGATAGTAGCAGACGATGAAAGCAGATATGATATACCGCTAACAGATGATTATGGTATTGATATTTTAGGATTAACAGAAGATAACAAAATGTATTTGTTTGATTGGTTGGATGAAAATTATAATAAGTATGTCAGAAGAAAATTATTACGATAGCATAAAAGATATAATCTTGGTAAATTGGTGGAACGTTCAAGCAGGGAAATTTGAGTTTACTAGAAAGGATATTAAGGTAGGAACAAAGAAGAAAGATGAGTTAGCATACGAAAGAATTAACGACAGTTATATTGATGAGTTTGGTATTGATAAAATACAGTCAGAAATAATTGAATTGCAAAGAAGGATTGCTATTCTTCAATGTGACTTTGTAATAGAAGAAAAACGATTCTTGCAGAACGATATTAGAAAACTGCAAATAGAAATATTGGAGTTAATGACTAATAGGGGAGGAGGAGATAGAGATGGATTAGTAATTCACTTAGAAAAATGGTTAGGGTTTAGGATAGACGAAAAGAAGATAACGGCAAATAAATTCTACAAGATTGTTAGGGAATTTGAAAAGGAACAAGAACAGTTAAAAAAGGCACATCAGTAACCTACCTTTAACCACCCTTTAACAACTAGATAAGAGTAAAAGTAAGATAAGATAAGATAAGATAAGAAAAAAGAAAGATATGGCTAAGAAGAAAATAAGTAAGGAAGATATAGCACCAAAAGATTTATTTAGCAACGTAATTCAAGGAGCAAAAGATTCAAAAATTCAGATTGACTTACTGACTAAAGCAGTTAATGCTCTAAAGACATCTTCTAAAGGAATAAAGAAAGATATAGCAGGTCAAAAAGTAGGTAGCACTAAGGGACAAAAAGACTTTAATGCTTTACAAGTAAAAGCAAATCAGACTGCAAAAGCAAAGTTACAAATTGATAAGCAATTAATTCATCACAAAACAAGGCTCTCACAGATTCAACAAGATGAAAATAAGGCTATAAGAACGACTATTCAAGCACAATCTAAACTTACTACCACTCAGCAAAAATCTCTCGGCACATTGCAGAAAATAGAAATCTCTAGCAGACAGTTAAGAGCAGAACGTTCAAAGTTAAACTTAGAAACTAAAAAAGGACAGACAAGGTTGAAGGAAATTAATATTGAACTCGACAAGAACAATATGAAAATTCGACAGAGTGGGGATGCTATGAAAAAGCAAAGGCTAAACGTAGGTAACTATACGGGAGCAATGGGAGGTTTGAGAAAAATGCTTATGATGATGGGAGGAGCATTTGCAGTATTCAGAATAGCAAAGGGAGCGTTTAATATTGTAAAAGACTTTGAACAATCACAAGCGAATTTGGCTTCTGTATTAGGTAAGAGTGTAAGTGAAATGAAAGACTTAACAGAACAAGCAAAATTGCTTGGAAGTACTACGACCTTTACTGCCTCACAAGTGGCAGAATTACATCTCGAATTTGCGAAATTAGGCTTCTCGCAAAAGGAGATAGAGGGAATGACGACTGCTACTTTGGCATTAGCAGAAGCAACGGGTTCAGAATTAGGAGAGTCAGCATCCGTAGTTGGTGCAACGATGAGAGGGTTTGGATTATCTGTTGGAGAAACGCAAAGAGTTACAGACGTAATGGCTAAGTCTTTCAGTTCATCTTCTTTAGATATGTCTAAGTTTTCAACTGCTATGTCAAGTGTTGCTCCCGTGGCAAAATTGGCAGGAAAAGGCTTAGAGGAAACGACTGCATTATTAGGTACTTTAACAGATAGGGGAATTGATGCAAGTACGGCAGGAACGGGACTTAGGAATATGTTCTTACAAGCGAATAAGCACGGATTAACTTTTGATGATGCATTAGAAAAAATTAAGAATTCTACCGACCAAACATCAACGGCTATGAAACTGTTTGGAACAAGGGGAGCAACTCTTGGAGTTATCTTGTCGAACAACTCAGAAAGTATTGAGGAATTGACTCTGAAATTATTAGATAGTGATGGTGCGGCACAACAAATGGCTGACACTCAAAGAGATACATTAGGAGGTTCAATTAAGTTACTTCAATCTGCTTGGGAAGGATTGGTATTAAAGTTTGAAGAAGGAACGGGAACGTTTGGTTTTTTAAAGGACACGATAGCATTTTTAGCAGACAATTTAGAAATGATTATCAAGTTGTTTATTGTATTAGGAACAGTCTTCGGAGTATATGCTTTAATCAACAAAACTACCAAAGCAATTAAGGCAATGAATATGGCTATGAATGCTAATCCTTGGATGGCTCTTGCATCTGTAATAATAGCGGCGGTTGTTGCTCTTAAATTGTTTATGGATGAAATGAGTACGGCTGAGAAAATTCAAGAAAATTTCAAGAATATTACGTTAGAAGCAAACAAGGCAGTAGCGGCAGAAAAAGCAGAATTAGGTACGTTATTAATGGTTGCTAAAAACAAAAAACTTTCGGACGAAGAAAGAATTGCAGCTATTGAAAAATTGAATAAGATATCTCCCGAGTATTTAGGCAATTTGAATTTAGAAAACATAGCAACATCAGAAGGAGTTACTGCAATAAAAAACTACATCAAAGCACTTGATAAAAAGGCTTTAGCACAAGCAATAGCATCTAAGAAACAAGCATTATATGTAAAATTATTAGAAGCAGAAGCATCCACTATTAAAGATAATGTTGCTTGGTATGAAATTGCTTGGGCGGGAATGACGACTAGCACCTATGGTCTTATGAGTGGTAAAACTGTGTCAGGTTTGGTTAAAACGGGGGTAGATAATAAAAAAGAGAGTATAGATAGTCTTATGGCTCAGTTGGCAGCATTGGATGCAAAAACGGCTGAATTGATGGAAAGTGGAGAATTATCATTTGGAGATGTTATTGATGCAAATGGAGATGATGGAGGAGCAGGAGGAGGAACTCCCGAAAAGAAAATTAGTTTGCTTCGTCAGATAGAAGATGCGGAAATAAAGTTAATGGCTGATTCTGAAAAGAGAGATTTAGAAGCGGTTAGAGTAAAATTTGCTAGATTAGTTGAAGATACAAAAAAGAAAAAGACAAAGAAAAAGGAGTTTGATAAATGGGAGATACTTCAAGATAAATTGAAGTTTGAAGAAATGAGTGTTGTAGCAACTGATTATGCTAAAAAAAGGTCAAAGTTAGCACTTGAAAATAAGATAGCAATAAGTGCAGTTAATATTCTAGAAAAAGAAAGTGAGTTAAATAAGATTGCAGATATATTTGAAAACTTTGAAGAAACAGAAGCATTAAGAAAAGATATTGATGATGAAAGAATAAAGCAAATAATGAATGAATCAACTTTGGCGGTTTTCTTGTCTAAAGGTTCAGAGGAGGATAAGCAAGAAATAGTAGCTGAGTCTGTTGCTAAAATAGAAAAGATAAAGAAAGAGTCAGTAGATAGAACATTAGCACACGAAATAGAAGCAAGAAAGTTAAGTGAAGAAGCATATACAAGGGCAGAAAATGAAAAGTTATTAATCTTATTAAGAACGAACAAATCACAAGAGGAAATAGATAAGAAAATGCTTGACTTTCAAATAGAGCAGTTAAGAGAAAAGATAGCTGAATGGAAGAAGTTATATCCGAAATTGACAGATGAGATTCTTGCTATGGAAATTGAATTAGAAAATAAAATAAGACAGAAAGACGTAAAGGCAGATGCGGATGAAATAGCAGGGTTGAAAGATATGCAAAAAATAAGAATGGCAGCTATTGATGCAATGACAAATTACTTCGTACAGAAATCAGATGAAAGAATAGCAAAACTGAATGAAGAAATTTCGGCACATCAAAAACAAGCAGACTTTTTGAAACAGTTAGCCATTGATGGAAACATAGAAGCGAAGGATTCATTGGCAGAAGAAAATAGATTAATCGCAGAAGCAGAACAGAAAAAAGCAGAGGAAGAAAAAAGGAAGCAACAAGTATTAATGGTGTCAGCTATATTGTCAGCGTATGTGTCTAACATTGATTCGGGACAAGATAGTGTAACTGCGTTAGCAAATGCCATTGCTAGTAAAGCCGTTCTCGACCAATTCGTTGCAGGAATAGGTAGTTTCTTTGAAGGAACGGAAGATACGGGAAAAGTAAATAATCCGTTAGACTCAAAAGGAGGAAGGATAGCGGTATTGCACAATAATGAAAGAGTTATTACTGCAAAGCAAAATAAGAAAATAGGAGGTTATTCAAATGACCAAGTTGCAAATATTGTAGAGCAAAATAGATTAGGTAAATTAGCAGGAAACGCACAGATTGGAGATAGTTGGGAGTCACATCTAGTAGTTGAGCAATTAATGAAGGTAGAAGACAAGTTAGACCAAGTAAATAAGACAATCGAAAATAAGGAGGTTTCAAGTGTGGAATTAGGAGCAATAACACAAACATCTATGAACATTGTGGAAAGACGTAAAAAGGCAGGAAACAGAACGATTAGCACATATAAAGTAAAGGTATGAACTTAGAGAGCAGACATTACATTAATGGTATTGAAATTAGACCTAAAAACGGAGATGAAATAGGTTTGAAAATGGATTGGAGTGGAGATACTGAGGAAGCCGAACTAAATACCGACTCAATTATACTAGAAAATAAGGCAAAGCAATTAGTAATAAGCCATATAGAAACTCTAGGAATATTTGAAGGAATACCTTATACGTTTCAAGTAGGAAATTTCAGTTTAGAATACTACATAGACTTAACAGAAAACCCCGAAATTAGTGGAGTTGGAGATTCTTCATTAGAGGTAAAAATAAAAAGGAGAAAGGCAATAGATTGGTTCAGACAACAAGCAAATGGATTGTCTTTTGAGTCTTTGAATAAGACTAACGCAATTTCGGTAGTAGATATCAAATATTTGATAGTAAAAGATAATCAGAAAGAGTTATTGATTACGTTATTAATATCGTCTTTCATCCTAACGAAAACATTGATACAAGGTATTAAGCAAATAGTTGTAACTACTACTTATTTTATTAAAATAATTTCTGTTGGTCCTGTTGTAAATACGGGACAAATAATAGCTGCCGCATTGCTCTTTGCATCAGATATAATTTACGTTATAGCATTGATAGTGGCATTGATAGATATGACTAAGCAAATAATAGAATTAATGTTTCCTCCGATAAGAAAATTTAAAGGAGCAACAATGTTAGAATTAATGAATAAAGGTTGTCAGAAATTAGGCTTCACTTTTGAAAGTAGTATTATTGAAAATAAGCCACAGTTAACGATAGTAGGAGTTCCGTTAGCAAATGAGAAAACAGATATTTTAAGTAAGTTGTTTACACTCACTACAACTTATTTTAATAAAGGCTATCCGACTGCTAAAGATTATGCAGTTTCAACGCTAGGCAAATTGATGGAAGCAATGCAAGAAATGTTCAATGCAAAGTTTAGAATTATCGGAAATAATTTAGTATTTGAAAGGAGAGATTATTGGGTGTTAAATAGTGGAGTTACGATTACCAATACACTAAACGTACAAAGTGATAGGGAGAATAGATGGGGGTACAATACGGCAGATGCTTGGAAAAGATATTATTTGCATTACCAATATGATATTGCAGATTACCACACATTGAACGCTTTGCAAAGTACAGATTGTGAATATTCGACAGAACCCGTATCTGTAAGCAATGCAGATTTAGTTTCAATAAAAGGGTTAGTTGATATCTCAATTCCATTTGCTTTTGGAATAAGAAAGAAAGAACTTACTTGGGTAGAAAAGCAATGTATTCCGTTTGCTAAATTGGCAGATAATACAGTAGGTTTTTTTGGAGGAAGTTCATCGTTAGAATCACAAGTAACGGGTAGAATAGGAGTAATGATGGTTGGACAAGAATTTTTCACTAAGACAAAGTTATTGTACCAAACTTCGGGAATGCAACCTGCAGATTACCAAACTATATTAAGTGCTAATTCATTATATCAGAATTATCATAAGATAAACGAAGTAAAACAGAACTTTAAGAGAGTATATTCAGCAACCATACCATTCTCTACGAATAACTTTTTAATGTTGTTAAACAACAATTTTGTGCAAGACCAAAACGGAAACTCGCTAGAAATACTTACATTTGAATGGATTAATGAATCGAAGACTGCTGAGATAACTTATGCAGTTCTATCAGATGAAGGGTTTAACACGAAAACAATACAGATAGATGGATAATAGTCAAAGCATAATAGAGTTGTTTAAAGGAGTTGAAAAAGCAATGGCTTTAGTGAATGAGCAAATGACAACAAACGTAATGGCTCAAATGAACGAAGAACAGTTAGAACTTTTAGCAGAAGCAAGAAAGGTATCTAGCAAGTCGGAGTTAAAAAAAATGACAACTAAGTTAAGTGATTTAAGTGAAAGAATGCAAAAAAACAACAAGTAATTATAGAAAAATAAAGATATGCCACTAGTAATCACAGACGAAGAATATAACGGACTACAAGGATTGTATGCAAATGCAGGAGATTGGGTAGATGCAGAAATAAATTTTTATACTAGATTTTCAGTAGGAAGTGGTACTTCAAATAAGTTTACTTATAACAATATTGGAGGTAATTATTCTTTGTCTTTGCAAAGTGGAAATGCCTCTGATTGGGGGTTTGTAGCAGGAGATACAATTATACTAACTTGGACTTTATATGTTAGTGGCAACAGTTATTCGCAAAGTCAGACAACAACCGTATTATACACTACTGCAAATAGTGTATATATAGCCGACCAAATGACTTGGAATTATCTAGGAACTACTTCCAATCACATCAACGGAAGGCAATTCCCAACTGATAATATGACAAGTGGATTATTAGTTAAAGCAACAAAGAGTCCTGCTTCGATAAGTATGGCTATGAATTTGACTCCAAACGGTTCAGCATTATTAGGTTCAGTTATAGATGGAGAATTGAGTCAATTTGAGTTAGAAGTTGTAACGGGAATACCAACGGGAGTACCGCAACCTATGACTCAGTTAATTAGTAAGTCTGGGAGTCTTATAAAAGATGTAGATTTAACTTTAATCAGTACAGGTGCAGATTATTATAGGAATTATAGAATACGATATAAGTTCTTTCAATGGGGTATTATAAAGGATGGTTTCACAGAGCCAAATTACTACGATAGTGGAGATTGTTTAGCACCTATTGTTAAGATAACTGCATTTGCTCAGTATGGTAATCCAAATGGAATTAACGAAAGAACAAGTGATAACACAGAAGGTAATACGGGAGGTTTTGATGAAAATTTTAATGGAGGAGTAAGTCTGTATCAAAGTACGGGAATTACGTGGGAAGATGAATTAGGAAATTCAATTCAAGCATTAAATTATAGTGGAGTTTCAAGTTTTGAAGCAACGGTTGAAGCACCTAGTCAGTCAAGTGTAAATAGCACTTACAGATTAGGATTAGTTTGGCGACCAATAGATGGTTCGTTTTATCAAAACATAGCATTGACAAATTTGGGACAAAATTTATTAGTTTTAGCACCCGAAGTAGATTTTATAGCAGATGGAATTATTAATGTAGGACCTTATTTTGGTTTGACAAATTCTAGTAGTGCAAGGTGGGACTTGTCAAACGTATCTTTTGATTTAGTAGGTACAACTTTAACTATAAAAGGAACGGTAGAGCCAAATGCACAAGCAACGGCATTATTTGCAGGAGTACCCGATGGAGGAAGGCTATCAACTTTGTGGGTTAGCATAGGAGATAATTCAACAGATGGAACGCAATATAGCAAGAGAGTTTCGCTAAAATTATTTAATGAAGATAATATTGATGCTCCAATTATAGGAGTTCAAATACCGAATGTTATAGATGAAGCGTTAATAGACCACGCAGGAAATATTATTACAACTCCTTTACCACAGACAACGACAGAAGATGATGTTCTATATAGAAGCCATTTCAGTTTAATTGATGGACTTGAATACGAAGGAATAAGAACAGAGATAATAGCGTACAATACTGTAACAGAAGAAGAATTTAGTTTAGAGAATGCTTTTTTTAGTTTCAATTCAGTTCCGTTTGTTGGAGGACAATTTCAGCCTAATTTTATAGTACCTAGAGGGTTTAACCTTCCACCAACCTCAGACAGAAATCATTTGAGTGTTACAAGAGAGCCAAGCCTTGATTCAGCAGGGAAATATGCATTGAAATTAGAGTATGGTTATTTATCACAATGGCAATATTGGTTATCACAAAATAATGCGAATAATGACTTTTTCGATATTAACGAATTTGCATTTGATGGATTGAATAGAAATTGGCAAAGATTCTCAAATAGTGGAGATTGGATTGTTAGGATAGCCTATTATACAAGACTAGATGGAGTTGATGATTTCAATTATGAAGAAATAGGTATTAGACCTTATGATGATGTTCCAACTATTCAGACAACTTGGGGAATAGAATTATTATCAAATAATACTTTTCCAACTAATTTTGTTGCTGATGAACTACACGAATTAACTGCTATTTTAACGTGGTCGGCAGGAGCATACACAAATCCTTGGGCAGAAATTACGATTGAAGATTTTGAAGCAGGAAATAGGTGGGTAATTTCAAGCGTTTTAGCACAAGGAGGTATTGCAAGTAATCCATTGCAACCAATCACAGGACAGACGATGTTAGACCTTCAATTACCAAGCACAAATATTGCAGTATTAAAAGCGAACGTAGATACAAGTATAGTTTCAGCAAATAATGTCTGCGTTTCTGCAAGAATTTATTCAGAAGATGAGCCAATTCCTGATGATTGGGAATACCTAATAAGCGACCAAAAAGATGCTTTAGTCGCTTATTCAGTTGCGAGAAGATTAGCGTTACATTATACAGGTCCATTGATTAGAGTTAGGAGAAGTTCAGATAATGCAGAACAAGATATTCCATATATAGAAATTTTAGGAGAATGGGTGTTAGATGAAGCAAATTTAATAGCATTTGTAGGCACAGGAGAATCTTCATCAGCGTGGATAGTTACAAAATACAACCAAGCAATAGGAGGGCAATTAGATGCTCGACAAAGTGCAATGAGTAGCCAACCTGTAATAATGATAAATGGTTCAATAGTGATAGACGCAATTACTAACAGACCTGCTCAATATTCAGATGGAAGAAATGATTATTTTAATATAAATGGAGCAATACTTAGCAATGAATATATTTTATCTTATTCAGTATTCTCTGACATTGCTCAACAAGTTAGTCCAAAGTATAGAGTCGGTTTCGGGAAGTTTGGTTATGCTGAACCTGCGACTTTATATTGGAGAGTTCAAAATAATATAAACCGCGCCTATTCACAAATTACTAATCCAAAAATAAAACACTTTGAAAACATTAATGATGTCGGAGGTTTTGTATTTATGATTTGGGGAAATGGAAATAATCCAACAGGAGTAAGTGCTTCAATAAATGGAGTTTTTGGTGTAAGTCAAGTTAAAACATTATCAACTTCAAGAATGGACACGCTTGAAGCACACTCAAAAGGTTTCCTTCATAAAGGCTATAAATCAGAAGATGCTATATTTGGAAATGATAGAGTACAGAGTTATAGTTGGATAGAAAATAATGTTAATAGTTTTTACGTAATATTTTAAAAAATGGAAATAGAAATAATAGAAATAACAGGGTGGAAATGGCAGACGTTAGACGAAATTGCTCAATCAGAAATACAATGTATGGATTATTTTAAATTGCCTATGGGAGATGTAAATATAACCGACTGCGTTCTAAATGCTATGCCTTGTTATAGCGTTTATGGAGGTGTTGACTTTTACTATATTGCATTGAAAGTACCCGACCAATTTATTCCAATTTTAGGAGAGCCTACAACATTTGAAATAACTTTAATCATTGATGAAGAAGAAAAAACAGAATCAAAAATATCATAAAAATGAATTATAGAAATAAAATATGTTTTGATGTAATAAGATTTCCGAATGGTTTTGATGAAGAAAGCAGAGGTTTAGAAGTCTGTTGTGTTCCTCTTTTGAAATTAGCGAGTGACACAAACGATGGATATAAGAACGATATTACGGGAGTGGCAATAAAACTATCCTCTCTAACAGATATAGTTGATTTTAGCATATTCAAATGCGGTAATCCGATAGCATTACAGAACTTGGGAACAGTTGGAAGTTATCCGCAGGATGATTTAGTTGTTGGGTTTATGTTTGATTGGAAGCAGTACCTAAGTGTATATGGAGCAGGACTATATACTATTAAAGTGGAATTTACGATTAGCGGTATTGTTGGAGGTTATAATTATGGACAGTATGATTTAAAGGCTTATTCAATTCAAACTGCAAGAGGTACAGTAAGAGTTTGGAGTGAGCCGAATAGTTACTATCAAAAAGAATTAATTGATTATAGCAACTCAAATCACAAAGACAGTCTTAGGTTTAATGGTTTCTTTGGAAATAGAACTCCAAATACAGAGATAAATAATTTGATTACGCAGGGTAGAAAAGTTGAAAAAGTAACAAGAGAAAACTTGAATCAGTACACTTTGAAATCAGATGTTGTTGATATTAGAATAACAAGAAGACTTTTAGACTTTCACTTTCTGAATGAAGATACTTTATTATTGTCAGACCACAACGCAAGTAACCACGATTATCTCTTATTTGATGTTCCTGTTGTAGTTGACGAGTCACCCGAAATAGAGTATATTGAAAGAAGCAGATTAGCGTGGATTACTGCAACTTTTGGAGATAGAAAGAAGTTAGACAAATCGTATTATAACATATTGTAAAATGGCAGCAAAGATATACATAAAAGATAATTGGTTATTGGCAGAAGATTCAGAAACTAGAAAGATTTTTTTAAAGATTAGTTCAAAAGATGCAATGCATTTAAGAGATTCGAATAATACGTTTGCTTTTTTTTATAACATACCACAAAACGGAACAGAAGGAGTAGTATTTACTCAATTAGGAGCAATGCAAGAATGGAGTATTTTTAATGATGAAGATACACAGAATAGGGTTACTCAATTTGGTTTTTTAGATATAGTAAAAGAAGATGGATTGCCTTATGCAAGTGCTGATGAATTAGACAATTATTTGAATCAAGAATTAGGAGAAAAATCTTCATCAGTTCAAGGATTGACAGAGGTAACCCACGATTCTACTCTTGCTGGAAATGGGACAAAAGATAACCCACTAAGTGTGGTACCTACCGCCGGTGGATATTTTAAGGACGAAGTCTTAATTACAAGTGGCACCATTTCAGCAAGTGCTTCAGACCAGGCAGTTCCTGGCTTGACTTATACGATACCTAGTTTGAAAGGCGGAGATTATGTTTTTTATGCGGTTATTAGCGTAGATATCGACAATGATGATATGAAGCCACTTGCCATAATGCTATTTAAAAATGGAACAAAACAAACTAATTCGGAGACAGTAGATTTCGCAAAGAAAAACGAAAAGCAATCAGTTCAACTCACCTACGCCTTAGATGGATTAGTACCTACTGACGTCATAGCGGTTTATGTCAATAACGACCATGAAAATATTAATGCTATTATTGTAGGTAGAATATTAGCGCAAAAATTCGTATAGATGTAGCGATATAAGAATATTAAAATAAAAGTTGTAATTTTACAAAAAAGAAAATGGATTTTGGAGTTGTAGGTTTAGAAATAATAATTTCAGTAATTTCTGGAATGGCGGGTGCGATAGGTGCTTATGTGAAGTTAAAAAGTTCGATTGACGTTTTATTACAAAAAGATGTGACTCAGCAAAACGAAATAAATAACATTAAAGAAACTAAAAAAGAAATGAGTATTTTAATTCATAAGCGTATTGATGCGATTAAAACTGACTTAACAACTTTACAGATTGACGTTACTAAAGGGCATAATAATTTACAGACATCAATGGCACAAATGGAATTAAGAATAGTTAAAGAAATTCAAAAATTACAGAAATGAAAGATAGATTAGTAAGAAATTATTTAACGACAGTATTAGGATTAGGATTAGTCGTTTATTGTGCGTATATGATGCATAGAGGAAGTGCCGTAACAGATATGGCAGGATTCTTCGGAATGGCAGGATTGCTACTTAGAAGTAAAGACAGTTTGATTGGTTTCTCTAAAGAAGAAAAATGACATCAGTAAAAAACTATACAGACAAAGAATTGCTTGATAGAGTAAAGGGATTAGAAGGTTTCAAAAGAATACCCGAAGGACATTGGATTATCGGAGTTAGAAGCACAGAAGATTTGTACGATACTTTTGATGATAAATTCTACGAGTATGTAGGAGAGCAATTCATTAGGGTTTTAACGGGTACAACTAATCCTGCAGGAAGGCAGTTAAAGGGAGGTTTCAAGTCGTTTAACAAGTATGGTTCAGCTATTTTAAAAGGGGATGAATGGTATTATGATGTTTGGCAATATGGACTACATAGAAGACGTATGCCTGCATTACGTCAAACGGGAGCAAAGGTTATAGTTTTTCGGGATGGAAATATGAATAACAAGTCAGAAGAATTAGGTAAGCCAACAAGTGGTTGGTATGGAATAAACTACCATACGAATACGTATGATTTTAGTGAAAGAAGTTTAAGAATTGTTAAGTGGTTTATCGGAGGTTGGTCAGCAGGATGCCAAGTAATTAATGACAGAGAGCAGTATATGGAGCAAATGGACACGTTCAGATACCTTCATAACACGGGAGAACAAACAAGTGTAAGTTATTGCTTATTAAACGAATTTTAAGGATGGAATTTTTGACGATTAAAAACATATTAATACTTATATCCATTGTGTATGTTATTAGTCTTATAGAGAGATTAATGAAGACTCCAAGCAAGTCGGAGATATTAGTTGAATATCAAGAAAGTAAAATTGATATGCAGAATCAGATAATAAGTTTAACGAATAAAGTACATCAGTATGAAAACACTATTATGCAAAATAGCCTTGATATTCTTAGTATGTCAAGCAGAGAACGTGATAGCACAAGAGAATTGCTCAATCCACGGTAGCAAATGTTTTCATTATTCGGAACGTCAAGATATTAGATGTTTAGATTGTTTAATGAATGAGCCTTGTAAAAATGAGTTAATTATACTCAAAGACTCCATTATTACTAGGCAACAGATGTTTATAGAGTCCACAGACTCAGCAATAAAGACCTTAGATGCAGAGTTAATCAAGACCAAATTAGCCTTAGTTGATATGACTAAAAAGCGTAAAAATGCCTTCATATTGGGAGGTGCTACGTCTTTAGGTGCAATTATATTGACTTTTTTTTTAGTTCGTTAGACTCCTAACAACAACGTTTCAGCATATTTCTTAAAAAATAATTGAAAAATAATTGTGGAAAAGTAATGCTATAACCAATATAACTACTTAGATTTGCACAAACAAACAAAAACAAACAAACAATGATAAACAAGACAGACATAGTAGTTCTAATCACAATAGTAGGATTATTTGTATTAAGCATTGCAGGGTGTGTAGCAGTTAAAAAAGTAACTCACGGGAACGGCACAATCGAAACAGAAAAATTAATCCAAACAAGAATCAAATAAAAAACAGAAGTTATGAAAACGTACAAAGAAGTAAAGAGTATTTTAGAAGAACTGAGTAACAAAAAAATTGGAGGTTTCACTTTCAAAATTGTGCCACATACTTTGGCATATCCAATGACTAAAAATGAAGATAAGTTTGATTTCTCAATAGTTACTCTGAAAAGTGATGAAAGTTTTTTAGACCTTAATATGATAGAAGGAATGGGGAATATAAAGATACATAGATTTAACAACGAGTTAACAGTAATATTTGCAGTTAACCATTATTAGTAAACAAAAAAAAACAGAAGTTATGAGCAATATGAGTTACTGCCGATTTGAAAACACGCTATCCGATTTAAAGGATTGTATTGAACCACTATATCAAGGTTGTTTAGTAAATGAAGATGAGTATGGAGATTTTCTAAGTCAATCTGAATTTAATTCAGCACTTGAATTAATTGAAAGGTGTAGAGAAATTACAGAAATGTACGAACATTCAGATTTGGATGAAGTAAGACAGTTAAGAAATAAATTAGAACAGTAAAAACAGAAGATATGGAATATGGAATAGCAGATGGAAAAACTCTCACAAGATTTGTAGGAGCAGATACCTTAGAAAAATTAGGAAGCAGATACCTAAAGAGAAAAGTAAAAGAAGAAGGATATGCCTTCAATAAAAAAGGAATGAAAGACTATTTAGAAAGTTGGTGTGAAATGAGTCACGAATGGGATGAACCCGTAAGCGAACCCGATTACATCATAGATTATGTAACAGATATATTAGTTTGCTCTAATATACACTTCATTAATTGCGATAAGATGAGTCAAATAAGTAATAACGATAGAAACATAGTTTCAAACGAAATATACAGACTACTAAAAACCGCTATTTAGAAAATAATTGAAAAATAAATTGTTAAACGTGATGCTTATTAAATATAACTACTTAGATTTACATTATGAAACAAACAAAAACAACATCAATTATGCTAACAAGAGAAGAAATTCAAGCAAAGTTAGAAGACTGTAACAAAGATTACCTAGCAGGAAAGTTAGGCAGTTACAAGAACTACAAAAGAAAGTATGACGCAATCAGAAATCTTAACAGTATTACGAACCAAATCAAAAGGTTGGGAGGTAAAGTTACAAGAAGTAAAGAACTAATGTCAACTTACATTTATCACGGCAAAAATTTCACAGTCGAATTAACAGAAGCAAGTTGCGAAACAACTTGGTGGGAAGTTTGCATTCACGGAGAAAATGTAGCCAAAGAAGTTTTCGACTGTTATTGGAACGAAGATAATATGTTTGAAAACAAGAGAGAATGCTTATATTCTCTATTAAGATTAGACCAAGAATTAAGTAATTAAAAAGCAAAAAAAAAAGATATGAAAAACGAAGTAGAAATGACAGAATGTACGGAATGTGAAAATGGAACTCAGCACCTCAGCAATTATGTAGCACAAATATGTGATTACTGCGAAGGAAGTGGAGAAGTA